GCTTTCTCCCGTTGCCGCACAAGTTCAGGGCGTTTGTGGGCGGGTTTGGTTCATCAAAGACCTATACCGGATGCATGGCCATGTGCAAACACTTTTGGGAGCATCCCCGCGTGAATCAAGGCTATTTTAGCCCAACTTATGGAACGATCAGAGATATTTTCTACCCAACAATCGAGGAAGTCGCGTTCAATTTCGGCCTATCGGTTGGAGTCAAACAGGGCGTGCATGAAGTCGCCTTCTTTTCCGGGCGTCAATACCGGGGGACAACGATTTGCCGGTCAATGGACAAGCCGGGAAACATCATCGGCTTTAAAATCGGCAATGCGCTGATTGATGAACTCGACACGCTGCCGACAAACAAAGCGGAAGAGGCATGGAATAAGATCATCGCCCGCCTGCGTTACAACATACCGGGGGTGAAGAACGGCATTGACGTTGCGACCACGCCAGAGGGTTTCCGCTTTTGCCATAAGAAATTCGTTCAGGCGTTACAGGACAACCCGGAATTGACAAAAACACATGCGCTGGTTCAGGCCTCCACTTATGAGAACGCAAAACATTTGCCCGCCGATTATATCCCTTCACTGCTTGAAGCCTACCCGAAAGAGCTGATTGAAGCCTATTTGATGGGGCGGTTTGTTAACCTAACAAGTGGAACCGTCTTTTATGCGTACAACCGGAACGCTCACAACTCCACGGAGACAATTCAGGACGGCGAACCCTTGATGATCGGCCAGGATTTCAACGTGGGGAAAATGGCCTCCGCCGTTATCGTTCAGCGGGCAAACGGTTATCATGCCGTTGCGGAGCTGAAGGACGTATTTGACACACCGGCGCTGATTAAGATCGTGAAGGAACGCTGGCAAGAAAAGGCGCACCGGATCATCGTTTACCCGGACGCAAGCGGTGGGAGCCGAAAGACCGTTGACGCCTCGAAGTCCGACATTTCCCTGCTTACGCAGGCGGGCTTCACAGTGCGGGCGAATCCATCAAACCCCGCCGTCAAGGATCGTGTGTTGGCGGCAAACAAGGCTTTCGAGAATGGGAAGCTATGGGTCAACGCGAAAGAATGCCCCACGCTGGCACGCTGCCTTGAACAGCAGGCCTATGATGACAACGGGGAGCCGGATAAAACAACCGGCTTTGACCACATGAACGAGGCATTTTCTTATTTTGTCGCTTATGAAATGCCGATCATTCGGCCAATGAGCAGATTGAAAATCGTCGGAATATAAGGAGAAAACATGGAAACGAAAAGCCAAGTCAGTAAGACGCACCCCGAATATGATGCAATGGCTACAAAATGGCAGCGCTGCCGTGATACCGTCGCCGGGAACGACGCGGTAAAGGCCGCCGGAACGCGATATTTGCCGTCACTGAAGGATCAAACGACCGAGGACTATGAGGCGTATAAGACACGCGCAAAATGGTTTGGGGCAACGTGGCGCACGATTCAGGCGCTCACCGGGATGCTCTTTCGCCGTCCGCCGGTGGTTGAAACATCCGAGAGCGTCAATGCCATTCTGAAAGACGTAACCATGTCTGGCGTGTCGTTTCTGACATTCGCCCAGCAGATAGCGATGGAAACATTGACCGTTGGCCGTGTGGGGATCCTCGTTGACTACCCCTCGCAATCCACCGAGGGGATGACCGCAGCCGAAGCCGCAAGGCTGAACCTGCGCCCCGTCATGCAACGATACGAAACGGAAAGCATCATCAACTGGAAAACGGCGTGGATCGGCAACAAAACCGTCTTGACGCTGGTGGTGCTGACCGAGGAAGCCGCGCTGGAAGGCAACGAGTTTGAGCATAAGACGGAAACGCGCTACCGGGTGCTCGACCTGTTCAATGGGGCTTACCGTGTCCGCGTATTCCGCATTGACGATAAGGGCGAGGATGAACAGATAGGCGGCGATATATTCCCCGTAATGTCCGGCAAGCCGCTTGATTTCATCCCGTTTTTCTTCCTGGGCGTTGATGACACGACGCCGCAGCTTGACCTTCCGCCATTTCTCGATTTGGTTGATCTTAATCTTGACCACTACCGCATGAGCGCGGATCATAAGCAC